CAGACGGTACTCACGGACATTCTGTATATTCAGTTCCGCCGTATTATGCATTATGTTATATCATGAAACTATAAGTAAAAACCCGGGATTACCCCGGGTTTTTTATTACACAGCCATCGGTGCTTTAATAGTGTCGTGCGATTGATAATTATCAAGACGAATATCTGACATCTCAAAATCGGTAATAACGCTAACTTCGGGATTGAGATATAGTGTCGGATGTGGCATCGGTTCTCTCGATAGCTGCTCTTTAACTTGCTCGATGTGATTCTCGTAAATATGAGCATCACCGATCGCTAACACAAGCTCGTCGACCTCTAGGTTACAGACCTGTGCAATCATATGAGTAAAGAGCGCATAGCTGGCGATATTAAACGGAATTCCAAGGAACATATCGGCGCTACGCTGGTACATTTGGCAGCTTAATTTTCCGTTATTTACATAAAACTGACTTAAAATATGGCACGGAGGAAGAGCCATTTGATCAAGTTCGCCCGGATTCCATGCAGAAATGATATGCCTGCGACCGTACGGATCTTCTTTAATACCGTTAATAAGTTCAATGAGTTGATCATGATTTTGTAAAACCACCTTATTTACTCTAACTAACGGCTTACGCCAGCGACGCCATTGAACTCCGTAAATGCGTCCTAAATCGCCAGGATGGCGCTGGAGGCGTTTATTGACCCAATAGTCGGCCTGTGCATTTGCAGTCCAGATAGTTCCTTTTTCGGAGTATCTGTCCCCGTGTAACAGTTCTCGAAGCCGAAATTCATCACCACTACCTTCGATAAACCAGAGCAATTCGCTAACAACAGACTTCCACGCTAACTTCTTAGTTGTTACTGCCGGAAACCCTTCAGTAAGATCAAACCTCAGTTGAACCCCAAATTTAGAAATAGTACCAACACCGGTACGATCGGGTCGCTTGTTGCCAGTTTCTAAAATATCTCTAAGTGCATCTAAATATTGTTTCATCTTATGTATTCTTTAATTGTATAAGCCGGCGCCTCTTCGGTAGCACCGAAATGTCTTAACTCGTGGGATTCGGATGTATGTTCCTTAACGTATTGAAGATCGAAGAATTTATCACATTCATAACTTGCATCAATCTCGGTAACATAAAAGACATCAACTAAATGCTTAACGCTATCGTAAAGAGCCTGTCCTCCGATAATAAAGATTTTTTTAGTAGAAAATCTTAGTTTAAGATCGGTAATAGCTTCTACAGGGTCGCTATACGTAAGGTTAGCGCCCGGATACAAGTGCGAACTGATTACTACGTTTATTCGATTAGTTAACGGCTTTCCTAGGCTTTTAAAAGTAGTAGAGCCCATGACAACAACGTTGCCGGTGGTCAGCGATTGAAACCATTTCATATCGCCTGCAAGATGCGGCCAGGGCATCTGCCCTTTGAAACCAATTCCCTGGCCCTGCTCTACTGCGCAGATGCAGTAAATCATTCAACCTCAACCGCAGTTGTCTTTTTCTTAGGCTTCGGAGGATCTAGCTGATCAGCTTCTCGTCTTAGTCGTTGAGCTTCCTTAAATAACGCGTCTGCACGACTACGCATCTCGGCAGGAGTGAGCTCAAATGTAACAGTTTCCTGAGAGGAAGTCTTTGCTGATTCAACAGGCACCTCGACCTTTGCAGTAGTCTTCTTAGCAGGTTCTTGTGAGCCGTCGCTAACTGCGAGTTCCTCGATAGTGCAACCACGTTGATCAGCAATCAGCTGATTAAGCTCGTCGAGCGGAATTTGAGTTTGACTATCCGGAGTCATTAGGACTAAATTAGTCGGAACCTTCTTCAAATGCCCATTTGCATGCAGATAGCCGAGCATCACGCTACCGTCCGGGAACTTGCGAACAGCGAGAATGTCTGCCAACTCGTTTGCTTGTTGAGCGCTGTCACTTTCGATGAGATTCATAAGAGAATCGTGATAGCTGTCGCCGAGCCCTTGTGTTCCGACTACTAGTGCGCTGCGAGCATCGCCGGGCAAGGTGCGATAGATAATTGCAACTCTTGCTGAGTTATTTTTCATTTTACCAACGTGTTTCATTTTTTATTTCCTTATTATTCGGACTTGCTTTGTGTATTTTCGCCAGTATCGGCATCGGGAGTTACTGCTTTAAGGAAAGCGGTAAGCTTATCAAACACTGTACCGACACCGGTCATTTCGGCTGCACCAAATGCGCCTCGACGAGATGCAACGTCAATAATTGATCGAATATTTTGAAGATCGATTAGTGTTAGTTCTACGGCCGGTGAGTTGTTAGTGGTATCTGTCATAAAATTTCCTATTTAGGTTGTAGGTATGGACATGCTAAACTAAGCATGGTTAATTCTGCAGGGTCTTCGACCCCAATTTCGAAACATTCAATAATTTTTCGATTGCTGTCGAGAATTTGTTTGGTAACAATGCTATATCGACTGTTTAAATTATTATAAATCCAGCGATCTACATTGTCAATATTACTTCTTGTCAACGACATTGAAGGGCAGACAAGTCTAGAAAAGTGAACCGGAATGTAGGGCAGCTTTCGCTGCCCTGCAAGGTTCAGTGGATTTGCTGTACCTTTTGCTAAAGCCATTATATACCTACTTTATTTATAATAGGCAGTCTGACCAAACGGAGAAACAATAGTGTCGTTACCGTGAATAATAAACAACGTTTCGCAGTAGTTTTCGTCACCCCAGCTACCACACGGATACCCGTCGGTAAACATAATAAACCGCTTAGGTTCGATACCTTGGTCCTTCATAAAATCGAAGTTAGCATCGAAATCAGTGCCGCCACCGCCCTTGACCTTGTAATGCATGATCTCGTCGGCGTTATCACCGCTAAACTTAGCATAGTTATACACCTGAGTGTCGAAGCACCAAAGGTCAAGTTTAAAGTCGACATACTCATCCATAATGCCCTTAACTTCGCTAAGAAAGTCCATGGCTTGGCGATCAGAAATGCTACCGGACATGTCGATTGCAACAGACACATCGATAGTTTCTTCGTTCATCATACCAGGCAGCACTGCACCGCAGTGTTGGCTTTTACGGTTCGGCCGACTAAAACTGAAGTTGCTTTTCAAAATGCTCTGAATGTTCATTCGCAGCATTTGACGCCAATCCATCTTCGGCTCAGTGAACTCTTGAATGAGCCGTGCAACGCCGGCTGGAGTCTTGCCCGCGCCCGCGCTTTGCATTGCAGAAACCATCGCTTCTTTAATTTCGTCGCGAATGGCTTTTTTTTCTGCTTCGGTTAGCTTCGGACGACCATTGCCCTGCTTACCTTCTTCGTTACCACCACCGCCTGAACCCTCGTCACCGTCGTCGTCGAGGTGTTCATCGAGCAGTTGCCCAAGTTGGTCCAGATCGATTTTGATTGCCGTTTTTTCGAGCTCTTCGTAAATCTGCTCAAAGCTCCAGTTACGATATTTGTCGTCTTGAAAGATTTTAATCTTTTTCGGAACTTCGCCGATTTTCTCGTCTTTGAGAATCTGATTCACGGCGTAGTCGGCTGCAATATTAGCCAGTCGCTTGTCGCGATGGCCTGCGCGTCCAATATGGTCAAAAACGTTGTGAAGAACTTCGTGACCGAACCCAAATTCAATTTCTTTTGCGCTCAAGTCGAACACAAAGTTTGCATTGTAATAGAAGTTTCGGCCGTCAGTTGCAAGTGTGTCGCACCAATCGCTTGCATCGACAATTTGCATACGAGTAGCCATATTGCCAAAGAACGGATGGCGCAGCAGCAGACCGACACGCGCAGTGGTCAGCTTTTCGACAATTCGATTGTGGTCTGCGGCGGTAAGTTCTCGAGCGGGTGTGTTGGTTTTTTTGGTTGCCATGTGTAAATCTCGCTGTGTTAGTGTGTTAATTATACACAAGATGTAGGTAACTGTCAATGCACGTTTAGTCAAAAGTAAAGGGCCAACGGCCCTTTACTTCGAAAAACTACCGATTAGCCTTGCATTGCAGCAATGATGAACTTACCGTAACGCTGGTGGAACTCGTCAAAGTTCTTCAGCTTAGAAGGATCAAACGGCAGGTTATAGGTGCTAATCGCTACCTTTGCGCCCATAACGGTCATTTCCGTTTGGAAGTTATCCATCATAAAGCGGAAGAAGTAGTCAGCCATTTCATCCCAGTTATCGACTTTCTTCTTTTTTGCTGCCTGGAGCTCGTAGCACAGACTGATCGTCAGCGAGTACATTGCCGAAATCTCCTTGATGTTACACTTAGTAACCTTGCCGGACAGCACATCTTCGGGCAGAGGCATTTGCTGTGCAACCTTACGGTGAGCCATAAACTTAACCGCAAGCCCTTCACCGACAGCGCCTGCAATCAGATCGGTAAGAGTAGATTCAGGAAGGTTGTCGTCCTCCAGCAGTTCGCTAACAAAGGACCAGGAACGTGGAGTAGCAAACGCGCGGCTAGTGCTCTTCGGGTCAAAGTCATACAGATCTTGCTTGGCAAAGCCCAGATAACCGACCACTTGCTCGTGCACCTGATTCAAGGTGGCCCACTTGAGCCAGTCGTCGAAGTCGGTACGGAGTTCCAGATGCAGGAAACGGTTGGCAAGCGGAGCCGGCATACGATACGTAACACCCTTGTCAGTCTCGCGGTTGCCGGCAGCAACAATGGACACACCATCGGGCAGTCGATACGTGCCAACACGACGATTCAGAATCAGCTGATATGCAGCAGCTTGGGTTGCCGGAGCCGCAGAGTTCAGTTCGTCGAGGAACAGGATTGCGGTACTATTCGGATCGCTCGGCAGCTCGCTCGGCGCAGCCCAGGTCATCGTGCCGAGATCGGAGTTATAGTAAGGAATACCCTTGATATCAGTGGGCTCCCACAGGCTCAGACGCACGTCAATAACTTCGCGACCTTCTTCGCGGCCGATTTGATGCACAATGTCGGACTTGCCGATGCCCGGAGGACCCCACATAAATACCGGACGCTTCACATCGATACACTTGCGGATACCGCGGATAGCTTCGTTCGGGGTAACGGTGCGGTTGGTGGAGATCTTTTCAGCCATTGTAATAACCTTTCAGTGAGTGTGTTAAAAATCTGTTGTGTTGCTTGTTTAAGTGTCACTATTATACATAGTAACTGTGGCGATGTCAAGCGTTTTTAGAAATTATTTTGAGTTAGACTTAGCGCGCCCAAACTTGGCTAAGTCGCCCCCAAACAGGACTAGTTGAACTGCCATCTTTTCTTTAGAGACAAAGATGGCTTTTTTGGTAAGAAAATACGGGCAATCAATATATCTATCAAGCCATATTAATAGCTGATTGGTAATTTTAAGGTCTACCGGCAGGTCAAGTTGGTAAAAATGCAAACCAACTTGACCTGAAATTACATCAAACCCTAGTGAGGTTAATGCAAAGCTTCTTTCGCCCTGTAATCTTGGGTTTTTCCACCATAATGGAAGATACGCACTAACTGTTTTATCATCAGTTGGTAGATCTAGCGCCTCTAAAAATGTTTTAGTTAGTAGTATCTTTGTGTCCATTAGGTAATTTTTTCCCCAGTTACAAGTTTATACACATCAAAATCGTTACAATTAAACATCTTGTTTAGCTTCTCAGCTAAATTAATGGCGTGTCCTTTGTTCGAAAAGCTAACTTTCTTATACTTTGGTCCGGATTCTTGTGCAAGAATTGAACTAGTTTTAAGATTTACAGGCATTCCTTTATAAAACACTGCCCATATTGCATCGGCTTCGAGAACTTGCTCTGTTTTGAATGTTTTTTTATCAGTAATTTCCAACAATATTGTAGGTTTTGGTCTAGACACGATTAACCTCTCCCTTAGTAATCATACCAAATGCTGCTCTTTGCTGAACAAGAGATTTTGTCTCTTGAATGCAAAGTGATTTTTTAAAAGGGGAGTTCTGTGTACATAGCCAAAGAGGTCTCAGATTCATATACATATTCCCATAATTATTAGCAGGGATTTCCTGCTAATTAAGTATATTTATCTGAGGCCTTATTTATTTAAATCCACCGCCGTCCATGTTAATTTTGAAAGTCGGGGGCTCTGCCTGAGTAGACCGCAATTGACAGTCAATTGCGCCGGCTAACCGTGTCATAACTACAGCTAAACAGTCAGACAACGCCTTGACTTCTCTAGAATCGAGTATAATCTGTCGTTGATTACTGTTTATTGCAATTCGTGCTTTGTCTAAAAATTGCTCAATCGGTAAAGTATTAAGTTGTTTCATTGTTAACCTTTTGAAGTGCCTGTTTTAACTCTGCCTTGGACTTAAACGGTCCTTTGAACTCGTATCGTTCTACAGTGATTAACTTTGGGCAAAAGGCCTTTGCCCAACCTTTTTTAAATCGAATTAAGTAATAACCGGCACAAAACAAACTCTTGCTTTTATCGTTCTTTGCATAAATTGGAAGCCTTTGCTTAATGTTATATACCGGGTTATACGGTTTGCACCTACAAGGATAGTCGTAGATACTGTAGGTGCTCGCAACCAGTTTTTGGTTGCGAATGGTATCTAAGCTTTCTTTAAATAGCTCGTCGCCAAACTGTGCTTTTACTTCATCGATGCTCGGCAACTCAATACGGTATCCTTTTTTAAAGAAAGAAAACCCGTGTTCTTCTTTACTCAGTCCACCGAGTTTCGTTCCTCCAGCTTCAACAATCCATTCCCTATCGGGAACTAATACCTTAGCTTTCGTTGTCATTTGATGGATACCTTGCGTTAAGCGGTTCTGCAAACGAGTGTGCTTGCTCAGAAATTTTTACTAGATTATATTCTCCGCAAAATTTCATTAATCGAATACCAACTTGGCCTACATTCTTGTTTGCAGTAACACTTGCGTTAATTGTTTCTTTAATTACTTGTCGTATTTCTTCGGGTTGTGCAGAAAGATCGCAAAGAAGTTTGTTTCTTGTGTAATCGTCAAGAACACGATGTTCGACGCCCTCGTGGTCGACCCAACGTTGCAACATAAGATTGTTCCACGCCCACCCCTTCGAATGTCGATCTGCAAATGCTTCGAGCAAGCCGACTTTTTTAGAGGTGCCCTTAGTGCGAACTTTCGGATATGCGCTAAAAATGTTATCAGACGTATCGCCTCTCATGCACTTTTCAAACAATGCCCATTCGGGCTGAGGTGCAGGCTTTGGCAACTTTGTTTTCTTGTCAATAACAGGCTTGCCTTTTTCGTCAAAATATCCTTCGTGAGTAATGGTTACTCCTGCTACCCCGTTATATTGACGAACATTCGGCGCAATTAGTTGTTCGAAGTCGCCGTCTGTTGAAATAATAACATGATTATCGTGAGGATGAGATTGTATAAACCCAGCGATTAGATCATCTGCTTCAAGTCTCGGATTATGCAAAACAGTACAATTAGTTCGTTCAATAACGAACTCCTTAAATTGATCAAACGTTTCCCAAAAGACTCGATCTTCCTCAGCTTCCGAAGGGGATTGAGCAGCACGCGCTTCTGCTCGTTGACGTTTATACGGAGCATAATGATCTTTACGCCAGCTTCGGCCTTCGAGACAGAAAATTATATGATGCCCGTTAAACTCGCGCCAGGCTTTTCTAACACTGGTAAGTACAGTATGAATACTCATACCGACTTTATCTTCAAGACTACCACGTACTACGTGCCTGGCCCTAAAAAACACATTTGCTAGATCGATTAATATGTATGTTTTATTCATTGTTTATGATAACGCGTTTGGTCTGTTATGTCAAATAAATTACTAAATAAAAGTGCCGATCACGATGTACCACCATCTATCGGCTCTAACAGTTAAAGGGGAACTATCAGCATGTCTATTTATTCTTACGGTAATCCGCCGCCTGGTTTCTATGTATATGCATATATTCGAAGTAAGGATTCGGTAACTGCTAACGCAGGAACTCCGTATTATATCGGAAAAGGCTCCGGAAGACGAGCCTGGGAACAACACCGAAGAAAGAATAAAGGAGTGTGGACTCCTAAAAATAAAAATTTTATTGTTATAATTTCCTGCGATTTGACCGAAGTTGGGTCGTTTGCTATTGAGAGAAAGTTAATCAGGATCTGGGGCAGAAAAAATTTAGGTTCTGGAATTTTAGAAAATAAAACTGACGGCGGCGAAGGAGCATCCGGAGCAGTTTGCTCAGAAGAGACCAGGCGCAAAATGAAACAGCCGCAGACTTTAGAGCATAACATGAATATTAGTAAAGGATTACAAAGATATAACAGGACCGCCATTCATCAAGAAAATCTAAATAAGTCTCTGCAACGCCGCGGACCGTGTCCTGAACAGGTTAAAGACAAAATTCGAGAAACTTATGTGGAAAAATATAATAACGGTTACATTAATCCCGCTTCAAAGCAATGGCAGATTACAAACTTAGATGACGGTACAACTGTTGTAGTATTCGGGTTAAAAACATGGGCAGCTAAGAATAACTTTAACCCGAATACTGTTGATTGGTCAGCAAGAAAACATAAGAAATATAAAAATTTTTTAATAATTCCGATGCTCTAGCTTATCTCAGACCTACCGTTTCCTAAATTATTAACGTTGATATAGCCGCTTCCGCGCCTTTCCATATCAACCCCGGCTTCAGCACCCACTCCGCGGCACAAGTCTTGGAACCATTGATCAACAATCGCTTCATCGGATTCACCGTCGTAGCCGGCAGTTTTTAATTGTAGCACAAAGTATTCGTTCCAGTCGAGCTCGAAGAACCCATTTCGGGGGTTCTGTTCGTTAACATGAGTTTCTAAAACACCAACCCATGGTTCCTTTTTTTCCGTTGCTCGCTCTTTTGGACTGAGCTTTGCTAATCGTTCTGCTTCTTTTGCAAGGTTTGCTGCATATTCAGCTGCTTCGCGTTCGACTTCGGCTTGAGCCTTTAATTTATTTGCCTCTAATGCAGCGGCTTCTGCCTCTCTTGCGGTTTTGATCGCTTCGGCTGCTTCTGCAATTGCTTCTTCTTTTAATTTCTCAAGACCAAGGGCTCGAGAAAGCCACTCTTTTAACATTTAAATTGCCCCTTTTTCCAAACTTCTTCGAGAATTGTTATTGTAACTTGATCAGGATGATACGGAGAATAATCGATTCCGTCGACAATCTCTGGGTCCCAATCGAAGCTCCAGAGATTGTATTTGTTTCGGATATGCATTCCAAACCCTTGATGCAGAACCGTAAAGCTTATGTTGTTATATGGCATTCGGAAAAAATAGCTTTGTTCTTCTTCTGACATCTCTAAAATTTCCTTGTGCACTAAATCAACAATTTCGCTGAGCTTTTCGGTTATATGCATCACGTACCCCAGGCGTTCCCAAAAAGATCGATTTGAAGCCGCGGACTGTATCTTAGACCATGTTGCATTGCTAACTTAGCTACGTTAGTGGTATTTAGATTATACACGTTATCGGTCCCGCCAACTGGCATTAGATAAACGTGTCCGGTAAAGCCTGCCGATCGATATGCTGCAATTGCACATTCTGCGTCTGCAAAATCTTGATCAGTGGCGATTACAAACTTTAGATACGTATCGCCAACGGTTTGGTAATCGCATACAATCTCGGGCTTGATCGCATGTTCCCATATTTCGCCCGAACACGGTAGTTTCGCACTAACGCTAAACGTGATTTCGCCGCCTGCATGCGGATACCTTGCTGCGCGCCAACCTTTGAGATACTCTTTGAACTCGTCTGTTAGCGGTTGTGTTCCGTTAGTTTCGAACGTAATTTCTTTTAGTGCCTGCATTACAGGATGGTCGAGCAGTGCCGGGTATGCTCGTTGCCAACCTAGCAGAGGCTCGCCGCCGGTGATAATTAGGTGTTCGTCCTTCCATTCTTTATTAGGAAGCAACATACAGATCTTTTCTGCAAGTTCCGTAGTACCGATCATCGGGCTAAACTCTTTAAACTTTGGGTGCCAAGATGCATACGAATCACAACCGGTGGTTACAAGAGGAAGTTCCTCGTATGCTCGGTACTGTTTCGGATCAATAAATTCTACTTCATTAGATCGGCACCCACGGTCCATACCGAACCCAGCACATGTAAAGTTACACCCAAACGTTCGAAGAAATACGCTCGGCACTCCGACATACTTGCCTTCGCCTTGAACGCTATAAAACAACTCTGCTACTTTAATTTTACTCATATATCTACCTTAATCTAAGTTACATTATACACGATTACTGTGAAATAATGTAGACCACGACTTCAATTTGTTAACCTTTTTTACCTTTGCTTGTTCTAACTCGCCCATGGTAATTACATTTTGGTCAATTAGATAGTCTACAATTGCAAGAATGTCGCCGATTTCTTCGTTCAGTAGTTCTCTATTTTTAACACCTTCTTTAAGATGCAATTCGTCAATACCAAATCGACGACATTTACTAACTATTTGAATAACTTCGGCGCATTCTTCTTGTAAAATACCAAGGGCTTCGAGAATTTTATCGTTCATAGCGGCAGTGACTTTTTTGTGTTTCCCAAAGCTCAACAGCAGAAACAGTAGCAATATCTTTGAGATGCGATTGAGCGTAGTCACTAAGAAACACGCAAATGTTCTCCGAAGTAGGAACAAAGTTGACTAATACAAAACTATCTAAATGAAGCTTTCGAAACTCGCTAACCGCATAGATAGATGTAGTAACAAGTTCTCCTAGGTTGGTAAAGTTGTTAACATTTTCAGGAAGATCTAATGGGTCAATGCTTGTAATCAATTCAAAGTTAGGATCATTAATGTCAATCATAAATTTATGATCTAACGTAGTATCGATAAACTGCTTCATGAAGTTTAAATTTTTAAAATCAGTAACCATGCTCGATTGATCGAGTTTTTCGGATTTTAAAAATACTTTAAGTGTGTAGCTATGTCCGTGTAGGTGTTTACAGGCGCACTCGGTACTAATGCTCAGATGGGTGTGCTTGAGCTCTTGTGCCCAAACACGATGTCCCATTTCAAAATTAAAGGATTTGTCAATGATCCACATTATTTTGTCCACCAGTCTTCGTACGGAAAGTCAACCCAGACGTCATCTTCGTTTTTGTTGATAGTCATTCCTACGAAATCCATATCTACGTTTGCTCGACTAGACTGATTATCTACCACAATGGCAAATTTAACGTTTTCATTCCACACATGCTTCCATCGATCTCGATTCGGAAGGCAAGACCCTTGCCAGTCTTCGATGATCCAATTGATAGTTGCTCCGGAATCGTTAATGTCATCGACGATTAAGATCTTCTTGCCGTCGAACGCATCTTCGCTCATCCATGCATTGGTTTCGGTTCCGCCGCCGTCGCGCAGGCTAACTTTTAATGTTTCTAACGGTTTTTGAAAATATTGGCTGATCATTACAGCAGGAACAAGACCGCCTCGAGTAATGCCTACGATATAATCCGGAATCCAGCCCGATACAGCAATCTGCTGGCACAGGCTATTGATCAACCCTTTAAATTCGGTCTGATTAATAACAAGTTTTTTCATTTTAACCTCTTGCGGTATTAACAATGTTCATGAACTCTGCCCGAACAGCAGAATCCGTTTTAAACACGCCGCCTAACTTAGAGGTTACAGTAGAACTGCCAGTATCTTCTACGCCGCGGGCTGCGACGCAATAGTGTTTGGCATTGATTACAACTGCAATGTTGTCAGTTTCGAGAATATATTGCAGTGCATAGTAGATCTGCTCAGTTAGTCTTTCCTGAATTTGGGGCCGCTTGCTAAAGTATTCAACGATCCGGTTAATCTTAGAGAGACCAAGAACTTTGTTGTTAGGAATATACCCTACAGTAGCAAACCCGTCAATCACTACAAAATGGTGTTCGCAATTTGATTGGACATTAACATTGCGTTCTACAACCATTTCGTCGTAGCCCATTTTGTTTTCAACGGTAGTGCACTTTGGAAATGCTTCGTAGTCAAGCCCCCAAAAGATCTCAGAGACCATCATCTTTGCAACGCGCTTTGGAGTTTCAACTAGACTGTCATCATCAAGATCGAGCCCAAGTGCCTGCATAATATTTCTAAATTTTAATTCGATAATATCGATTTTTTCCGAACGAGACAGTCCGTTGTCAATATGCGGAGTTTCGACGCCGCACTTAACAAGATGTTCGTGGATTTTCATGCCAAGTTCTGGATCTGCTTTAACTTTATTGAAGCTCATATTTTTTCCTTTATTCCTTAATAGCGTATGTCGTTAACGCTCAACGAGTAGAGTGTCACCGTTGTGTGACGTGGTATTTATCGCCTGATTTTTTAGTAGATGTGTTTTTTGTGATTTGCTTTTGCTGCGATAGTTTATAATTACAAAGATAACAGATTTCGGTATCGACGTTCTTAGAATCAGTAAGAGATACTTTATAAAAATCAGTAAGCAAAGCAGCCTTCATAATCAATATTTCCTTTCAGAAGCAAAGTTTCGATAAAGACTTGAATCTCTCTTCCACCGACTACCATTTCCTTCGATAATATCGCATATTCTATCAATTGTTCCGTTATTCCAGTTACTAATCTTTCCGATATTTTTGTGCGGGGCTTCTAGTAACGGTTTCATTTTGTTAATTGCGTCATCAATGCTCCACGGAACATACAGCCTTTCGTGATCGTTTGCAAACGTCTCAGGAAATGACCGATAAGCAGGGTACAGCACATTGCAGCCTAGCGCGTCTGCCTCGCTAACAGTATTCGACACCCAGTCTTGCAATGCACAATTAAAGAGTACCTTGCTATCGTTTAGTAACGAATAATACTCATTTTTTTGTAGATGTTCGTAAATCTTTAAAAGGCCGTCTTTTTCAAGTTGTCTAGCGCGAACTAAGTATGCAGCATCGTTGCTACGGAGCTCTCCGCCGGACAACACTGCAAACTCAACAGCTGGATCAATTTGATGATACTGCTCAATTAGATCCATGAAGAAGTTAGGTTGTTTTTCTTGGTCAAATCTTGCAGCAAAAACTACACGGTTGGATCGCTCTGAAAACGGTTTGATATTTTGTGCTCCTCCGATGCGCGATTGCACCTCGTCTTTGCCAAATGCAAGTCCCGAAATATTGTAAATGGGCGCAGTCCACCCTGCAATCTTCATATGTGCAACCATTTCTTCGTTTGTAGCGAGAATAGTTGCAAACTCATTAACCATCTGCTCGTACAACGACATCCATTTGCTCATTCCCCAAACATGAACAAAGTCGTCAGGGTCGATTGTTTGTGCAAGGCATCTAACAAACACCTGCGGCCGGCTTTCTCTTGGAATCTGATCCATAATATACGGAAGGCTTTCGATTCCGGGAGAGAACATGTCTTCGAACAAGATCACATCGTCGAACGTAACTTCGCCTTGTTGCATAAGACGAACTAAGTTCATTATTTGACTCATGCTGAAATACGATCGACCATGTGCGTCGAGCACCTGACCTACAGAGATCTTTTTATCATTGTTCAATGTAAGACCAGGTACGTAAACTACGTGGTACCCTCGTTTGTTAAATGCAGCTTTGTTCCAATCTGTGAGCTGGAGCGTATATCGTTCCTGGTATGGCTCAAGACCCATATAAATTAGTTTTCTCATTCTATACCTTTATAGGTTAAAATAGCCGTGATTATCACGGCTATTAACTAACATGCTTAATTAATTGGGCTTTACAAACGGAGCATTCCTAATTGCATCGTCCCAATGATTCTTAAAGGGCTTGCCTGCAACAAATCGTTGATATTGTTGCCACGAATGTGCCTTGTTATTATTAATTTCTGCTGGGTTATACGTGTAACCGTACATCTTACAAAAATCAAGAAACTTTTCAAGAGTATCAAACACCGAAGTTACTTCGGTCTTAAAGGTGAGAGACTTTTGAATCCAAGACGGGTGTGCCATTATATTTTCCTTAAATTAGTTTGAAAAAGTGTTAGAGATTTTTGGTGCAAATTCGAGATATGCGCCGTTGATGTTATCTTCGGACACATCAATTTTAATAATGCTTTCTGGATACTTTGCCGATAGCTCAACGTAGAGATCCTCGGCGATCATTTCGCAGCTTTTTGAGTTAAGAGATAGGGTAGCCGATCCGTATAAGTTTTCTAACCATCGACGCAGTTGAATGAACTCGATATCTCGGTTTGAATGTTTTACTTCGACCCAGACCTTGATAAAAAAGTAATGCATATGTTTTAACGCTAGGTGTGAAACGTCATACTCGTCTCCTGTTGCATATTTAGGATCGGTTGCAGCTTCAGGAAAGCAGTGATAGCCTTCTCGCTGGATAGAGGTATATACAAATTTTGTAGTAGTTGCTGTCATTATATTATTTTACTGTGATTGCTCTAAGTCGTCAAGCTTTTGTTCATCGAATTCAATAGAATCGTCGTCATTATCAGTTTCGACGATATCGAAAAGCTCGTTGAATTTTGCATGCGCGTTAATGGTGCGCTTTCCGGTAAAGCCTCGAGTTCCGGGAATTTCTAACCAAAACTTTTCGTGTTGTTTAATAATGCTTTCGGCAGTTGCACGGTCAGGTGCTGAAAAGATCTCTTCGACGATAACTTCAAACTTTTCGTACATTCCGCCATTTCGCCGCATCATAGCAGGAAACTCGCCGGAATCAAATTTTCTATTTGCTTCTTGGACAGCGTGTAGGTGAGTCCAAACATTATGGCTCATTTGTAATGCATAGCTAAAGCTATCCCACGATGTCCTGCCAATCTTACCAATTTTGTTAAGATCTGGCACTACGGTATAGTGATCCGGATTTTGAAAATCAAATTTTTCGCCGTTAAGTTCTGCGTCGGTTTTGCGGATACCGTCTTTGTAGATACAAATATCTTTAATCTGGCATCGAGCACTTACTGGAGACTCGTCGAAATGCTTAAAATGATCGATATAATCTGTTAGCGCAACATCTCTAAACGATCTAGTATCGTTTGCATACTTTTTGTCATCGATGCTCGGCGCCATTCTATAACACCACTTTTTGTTATGCGGAAGATCGATGTGATGATATACTTGGCCGTTTGCAGTTGCAAGAAACGGGCTAGCGCAGTCAAAGCTAATAGTAAACTTTGGGTTTACATATTTTCTGACAGCACGCTGAAGAACGGTTAGTAACACCGCCCATTCGAGCTTCGATGTACCGAGAAAGTGCATCCAATCGTGCTTTCCTTCTTGTAACAAATTGTCATATCGCAATGCAACTAGCCGGCGAAGAACCAAATCAACATCGCACATGTTTTGACCCCCCATTGCCCAACCGTCAAAATGTGTATCGGGATACAATGCAGGGTCGCAATAACCTTTCATCATATCGTACCATTGATGAGCTTCTTGATGATTAGAGCCTTGCAGAACATTTAGAAACTTAGTTCCGCCGTTTTTAACTCCTTTTCGGTTGGCCATAAAATATTCGTTATTATATTTTGTGGCTGCAACGGCCTCGGAATATGTAGTAATGCAGCAAGCTTCGGACGCTTTTTTATCGTGTATCACCCAAGTAGGAATATCGAGAATCATCGAATAGTCGGCAATTCCTTCGAGCCATTTAAGCACCGCTTCTCTCTTTTGTTGTGCTGCCGCTAATTTAGTTTGTTGTTCTTTTACTAAATCAACCTCAACAACTTTTCCTTTTTTATTCTTTTTCTTTACTTTTCCTGCGGCTGCGCGCGCTGCAAGATCTGCTTTTACTTCGGCGCTATTAGGATCTCTCCAGTCGCCCTCCCATAGCCCTTTGGCAATCTGGAACCCTCCGGAGTCGCCAAGAATAAAAGAACCTTCTTCGCGATCGCGTACCATATCTTCTGTTGGATCATCTTTGGTAAGATCTAAATTTGCGTGCCCTGCAGAGTACAAAGACCATTTATATGGAAACAGAGACTTACTACTGTTAAGCCAGTTTAGCATTTCCATGTCTTTAATAGTTGCCGGGAGTCGATTTATATCGACGTATTCTTCTCTTCTTTGTTTGCCGATAAAAGTTGCATAAAACCCGCTAATTGCCGGGAGAAAAACGGCCCACTTGCTAAGTCCGTTATTATCGAGCTGTTTATTCGTTAGATGATCTTGCATTTTTCTTTTCTGCCCATAATTTCTTTCTTGATTCTGACATTTTCTTTCGTGTCTCTTCAGACATTACTCTACCTTTAAGTTTAGCACTGATTTTTGCCTTTTGCTCATCAGTATTTGCTTTGCCTTTATGCGCTGCGCTCATTTTAGCACGGGTTTCGTCGCTTACCGTTGTGCCTTTTCTTGTAGATTCTTGCACTCCGGTTTTTCCTTTATTCCACGGAATACTGCCTTTAAGAGAAGCACTAAGTTTTGCTTTATGTTCTGCCGACTTAGGTTTGCCAGTAGTTGTAGCAGAAATTTTCTCTCCATGGTTCTTAGGAATACCTTTATTGGCGCGGCTTATTTTTTTCCGACCTGAATCGGTTAAATACGATCCTACCTTTTTATTGTAATTCCAC